TATTGGAACGTGAGCTTGAGTTGGCTAAGATCAAGAAAGAGGAGACTGCTACTACTGCTGAGTCAACAACCGCGCCGAAAGGTGCGATGAAAGCAGCAATCAACGCTGAGTATGCAGTTCTCGAGTTGGAAAATAAGATATATCAGAAGCGTCAGGATATGATCAGGGCCAACATAACTTTCCGAACTGAAGCTAATAGCATCAAGCTGGCAAACGACAGGGAATATGTTGCTACTTGGTTGTCTGTTGAGAAGAACCGAGCCAGTGAGGACAAACGCATCACATTGGAAGGCTTGTCCACGCAACAGGAAATGCTTGATAGCAGACATGCTGCGGGCTTGGTGTCTACAATCAAATACAATAAAGAAACGCGTAAGATTAACCAACAGGCGCTTGATGCCGAGATAACTGATCTCAACGTGCAGCTGGCCATATTGGAGCAGCAGAAGGTTTCAGCACTGGCTTTGTCTGACAAAGGAGAGACCGACCCTGCTATAGTCAAACTCAGTGAAGAGATCGAAGAGGTTGCCAAGCAGAAGGGTGTGTTGACAGGGTTGGCTACTAACGAGGACCTCACAACCCTGAGAGCTTTCAGAACTGAGATGGAGGGGATAGCAAAGGCGTCCCAACAGAAGGCGGATGATGTTGACTTCACCATAAGCACTCAAAGCATGGGTGATACTGAGCAGAAACTGGCTGCTGAACTTCGTGGAAGTAAACTGTTGCGGGCTCAGCGGATAGAGCAACTCAAAAAAGATGACTCGGTGATAGACCTACCGTCCCGTATTGAGGACATCAACAATCAGTTTGACGCTGTTGATGATGCTACTATAGCCAGCGCCGAGAAGATGAAAAAGGCAAGCAAAGATGCTTGGGGAGGTATGGAGAAAGGGCTGAACGACTATGCTGAGGAGGCTGAGGATGTCTTTGGTCACACAGCGAACTTGGTTTCCAGTGCTTTCAGCAAGATGGAAGATGCTATGGTTGATTTTGCTATGACAGGCAAGCTCAGCTTCACTGACATGGCAAACTCAATTATTTCTGACATGATCAGGATTATGGTACAGCAGTCGATCACCGGACCACTGGCTTCTGGTATGAGTAGTATTCTCAGTGGTTTCATGGGAGGAGGTAACACGTCTACAGCCTCCGGTGCTAACAGTGCAGCGGCTTGGACAGCCTTTGAGTCCACCCATGCCCTTGGCGATGTGTTTAACAATGGTCGAGTGCAGCCCTTTGCTTCCGGCGGTATTGTTGATTCACCTCATGTATTCCCGTTGGCTAATGGTACGGGGCTTATGGGTGAGGCTGGTCCAGAAGCAATACTACCTCTTACCAGAATAAATGGTAGACTCGGTGTTGAGACCTCTGGAAATAGTGGAGGGGAAACCAACGTTACTGTTAACAATTATGGTGATGCTCAGAAGGTAGACGTACAGAAACGCAAAAACTCTTCTGGTGGCGTCGATATTGTTGTAAGCTTGGAGAAGGAACTTTCTGATCGAATCAAAACCCGAGGATCCAAACTGTCTCAAACCCTTGAGTCAACCTATGGGTTCCGAAGGGTAGGAGGAAGATAAATGGCAGATTGGCCTGCAACACTACCACAGAAACCTCAGCAGGATGGTTTCTCATCGACCAAAGTTGATGGTCGACTGCGTACCAGTATGTCTGAGGGTCCTGAAAAGGTACGGCGTAGATTTACAGCAGTTCCGGAAATATTAACCTGTTCTTTTATATTCTCGCCCACTCAGTTGAGTACTTTCAACACGTTCTTTGACGATACGCTGGCGGGTGGGTCAATGACGTATCTCTGGGATCACCCAATTTCGGATGTGAACTCTGTTTGTCGGATAAAGGACATGCCGGTACTGAGCCCTAAAGGTTTGTCTTGGCAAGTTGCCTTTACTGTTGAGGTGCTACCATGAGTAGAAATGTATCAGAAGCCGCTGTAAGAGCTATGTTCTCTCAGCAGACAGATGAAGTATTTCTTTGCCGGTTGAAAATCGACCACGCTGATTGGGATGATCCTCTGTTGTTTATTAATGACAGAGTGAACCACACTGATTCAGGTTTGGATGAGTGGATAGGGTTTCCTTTTGTTATCAGCCTACCCGATGACAGAGAAGATGAGATACCGCTGGCTCAGCTATCTATTGACAATGTGGACCGCCAGATTGTAGAGGCAATCAGGGGGTTAACCACCCCAGCCACCATGACTCTATGGATAGTCCTAGCCAGCGACATTGATGATGTTATTGCTGGGCCATATGAGTTTAGTTTCAACGCTGCTGGCTGGGACTCTATGACGGTATCAGGAAGTCTGGAGTTCGAGCCTATCCTGAATATGAAGTGGCCTCAGCACACCTTCAACTCCATAACCACGCCTGGACTATTTAAAACCTGATGTGGTGGACCAATTATATGGGCATACCCTTTGAGAGTAGAGGGAGATCTAGAGATGCTTGTGATTGTTATGGTCTGCTGCGGTTAATATATAAAGACAAATTGGAAGTTGATCTACCGCCCTTGCTGCTCTATGATAACACCCTGCAGCGTAAAACTATGAGCGATATGATGCTCACCCAACCGATGCTGATCGGTTTCATCCCTGTAAAAGTGGCAAACGTTCAACCTTTCGATGTGATTGTTATCAGACAGGTTGGGTTCGACTGTCACTTAGGTATTGTCATAGATGAGACCAGAATGGTGCATACAGAAGCTGGAAGAGGCGTTGTCGTAGAAGATTTTACGAGGCCCCACATCAAGCCGCGAGTAAGAGAGGCATGGCATTATGTCAGATAACTTCAATGTAGTTGCTTGTTCCAATCCCTTCAAAAGTGAGCAGACCAACCTGACGATGGCGGAAGGTACCACCATCGCCGCTATGATGTTGGAAGTGCAGCCAGACCCTATATTGGCTTCCTATGCTCACATCTATATTGACGATCTTTATGTTCTCCCCGAGGAGTGGGCACTGACTACACCGACGGCAGGTCAGCTGGTGACGGTTCGTGTGGTGCCTCACGGTGGGGGTGGCAAGAACCCACTGGCAACGATACTGACGATTGCAGTTATGGCGGTTGCCGTAGCATATGGCGGGCCTGCTGGGATGGCGATTGCCACTGACGCCTTTGGAGCTGGCGCTGCTGGGATTGGTACTGCAATAGGAACAATGGCAGTTGGTATGGTGGGTTCCTTGTTGGTCAACGCTATTGCGCCACCACCCTCACAGAAGGCTGGGTCTCTGTCTGCTTCCGACGCTGCCACATTATCTATTTCCGGTGCCAGAAACCAATCTGGAGCGCTCCACAGCATACCTAAGATTCTTGGAGAGCATTTGGTTACTCCGTATTACGGGGCTCTTCCTTACACCGAGCTGCGTGGTACTGACCAGTATCTGCACATGTTGTTTGTGCTTGGTTATGGGCCGTTGGAGATTTCCGATCATAAGATTGGCGAAACTGACCTGAATAGTTATGATGACTACGAGATTGAGGTCCGCTACGGATACGACGACGACCCCCCCATGTCACTCTACCCCTCTACCGTTATTGAGTCCGCCGTAGGAACAACACTGGCTGAGACGACCGGTTGGGTCTATCAAACCACAACGGCAAACATCCAAGAATTTAATGTCGAGATTGCCTTTTTACAGGGTTTGGTGAGATTCAGCGACAGCGGAAACAAACACGGTGTTCGAGTAAACTTCGAGGTAGAGTATAGTCTCACCGGAGCTAATAGCTGGACACAGGTTAGCCCAGTGGTCAATTTTTCTGGTACTACGTTTGAGGCTGGCAGAGGCCCTGGTGTTCGTTATCAGCCTGATGGTAATGAGGATGATGTTTACCACCGTACCACACTGATCTACGTTAACAAGGCCACAAGTCGAATCGGTTCTATAAGCAACATAGAAGTTAACGCTACTGCTTCACTACCGGCTACACCAAAGAACAGTTATGCGGTTGCCTCTTACACTCAGGTTGGGTATGCCAGTACAGTAGCATCCTTGCAGGATCGGCGGGATTCGGCACTCACCTTGTCGGGCTCAGGAAATTTTGCTGCTACTGCTACGGGGGGCAGGGATATTGCGATTGCCGCCGGTGACTTTTTGTCAGCAGTTTCCACATCAATCTATGCCAAAACCACAGCAGCGGTGCGCCACGGCGTTACTGCTCACGTTCCGGAGGGTCAGTACGACGTTCGTGTAAGACGGGTGACTGCAGATTCTAACGATGACCAATATTTTGACACTGCAACATGGTCAATAATCAGATCCATTGATAACACCGATCCGATTGCTATGAGTGGTCTGGCCAAGGTCGCATTGGTTATTAAGGCTACTGATCAGCTCAACGGAATCATTGACCAGTATAATTGTGTGGCTAAATCAGTGTTCTTGGACTGGGTTGGTACGGGGTGGATCGAGCAACCAACAAGCAACCCAGCTGCGATCTACCGCAGTATATTCCAAGCTGCCGGTATGAAGGAGCCAATCGCAGATTCCCGTATAAACTTGGTAGAGTTGGAGGACTGGGCTGAGGATTGTGCTAGAAAAGATTATGAGTACAACGCTGTAATCACAGAGCCCTCTACACCTTTCGAGGTGGCCCGAAATGTGGCTGCTGTAGGGCGTGCTTCTTTCGCCATGAAGGACGGTCTCTATTCAGTGGTGAGAGATTCAGAAGCCACTATAACCGCAGGACCAAAGCAATGGCTCACTCCCAGGAATACTTGGGATGTAAAGGGCGACAAGACCTTTGATGCCATTCACGGTCTTGAAGTTAGTTATGTCGATGCGGAGGCTGGGTACCGACCGGAGCAGATTATTGCTTACGTTGACGGTTACGATGAAGCCACTGCTACTCGTGTTGATGAGATGAAGCTGCTCGGCATAACCCATCATGATCAGGCTTACAAACAAGCTTGGTACTACTTGGCGGTTGCTGCCTTGCGTCCTGAGATGCACAGCCGGATGGTCGATGTTGAGCATTTGGTATGTTCTAGAGGTGACTTGATACGGGTTACTGATGACGTGGCACTGCATGGTATCATGTCAGGTCGGATCAGATCAGTTTCCGGCACAGCCGGTGATGTCGATACAATCGTTGTTGACGAAGTAGCCGTCATGGAGACCGGCAAGACTTATGCAATCAGAGTTAGATATGCTGATGGTTCTGGTGACGTCTATCGGGCGGTCAATACTGTGGCGGGGGAGACTGATACCTTTGTTCTCTCAACCTCCATTGATGCTGTAGATGCTCCTGAAGTAGGTGATCTGGTAATGTTTGGGGAAACAGACCAAGTTACCTCTGACAAGATCGTTCACCACATTGAGATGTCTTCTGACCTCTCAGCGAGGATTTTCTATGTTGACGCAGCCCCAGAGGTTCATACTGCAGATGCTGGAAGCATACCAACCTATGATCCAGGCATTACCGTTACTACTGATCTGCAACGGATAGCGCCAGAGGTTCCACAGATAGTCAGTATAAGCTCAGATGAGACAGCTGCTGCTGTGCAGGAAGACGGTTCTTTCAGATCGCAAATAATGCTGTCTGTAGCGGCTACCTCAGGGACTGCTCAGGTTGCTTATTTTGATTGTCAGTACAAGGAGTCGGCTGCTGATGTACCTTGGGCCTTACTGCCCCACAGCACTGCGGGTGATGGGACTTTCTATATCACTGACGTAGTGAAGGGTCTTGAGTACGCAGTTCGGGTTCGGTCAGTCAGTTCTTATGGTATGACCAGCGACTGGGTTTCTGTGCTTCACACCGTGGTTGGTAAAACGGAATCGCTCATACCAGTGACCACACTGATAGTGGAGAACTCCACAGGAGACGACATCACATTTGTTGAAGCTGATTGTCATATTGTTTGGACAAACGATCCGGTGCTATGGAACGACTGGCGTTGGGTTGACTATTACCTCGTAGAAATTCTGGATAAAGACACCAGTGTGGTGCTCCATACGGAGCGGGTAAAGACCACTCGATTTGATCTAACGTTTGAGAAAAACCAAGCAATCACCGGCGGCCCCTATCGGGAGTTTAAAGTTCGGGTAACTGTTCATGATGTGTTTGAAGCGGGTTCGACTCCAGTAACCATCCAACCAGTGAACGTACAGGCTCCACAGGTAAGTGGAATCACAGCTACTGAAGCTTATGGTGCTGCCACAATCTTCTGGCCCAATAGTCAAGAGATCGCTCTGGCAGGCTATGAGGTCCACGTTGGTTCCACGGTGGGGTTCACCCCTTCAGGTTCCACGTTGTACGCCACAGTAGGGGCAAACACTAGCCACATCACCATCGACAAGCAAGTGGACGCCACCTACTTTGTCAAAGTTGGAGCTTTTGATGTCTTTACAGCGCTCGGTAGTTATGATCTAAACTATTCACTCGGGTTCAGCGTTAATATCGAAAGTGTTATAAGCACTACGGATTTGGCTGATTTTGCTGAAGAACTTAGCAATCAGTACATGATTCCTGTGATACCTGATGGCGTCTTCAGCGTTAATGCTGGAACATTCTCGTGGATAGCTCACACGTTTTGGTATGACGGAGTTGAGCACAGCATCAATTCTGGAAACACTACCGATAAGTATATCTGGTGGGATGGTACTACAGGAACCACCTATCTGCACACGAATAGTGTGACTGATTTTCAGGCTTTGGACACTGCCGCTCCCAACCACGACTGGCAGATAGCCATAAACTATGGAACGTACTTTGAGCTGGGCTTTCAGTCTGCGGCTAACATGGTTATTGGCACCGCCCGTATCGGCGAAGCTGAAATTCAGAATGCAAATATTGGAGATATAATTGAGAGCACCAACTTCGAGTGGACACCTGAATCCGCTCCTGGAGCCGGTGATGGAAGTGCTACGGGTTGGCAGTTAAACAAGGTCGGTGGTTTGGTTGGTAGATACCTGCAGATGTTGAATGCTGACGGCAGCGTGTTCTTGCAGGCCGGTGATCCGATGGCTCCGCCAGATGCAGACAAGACGAGTGAGAATATCTCCCTTAACACGGTAAGTGTTGGAGGTACGGCTGCTGATCAAGTAGAAGCCAATGCTTTTAACGCTGTGACCGCTGTTACCAATATGGAGAGTGACAGTATTTTCTCCGTTCAGGAAAAGACAACTTGGCGTGTTCAGTGGGAG